GTGATTTTATCACGTTGTATTTAGTGCTATGGGTGTTTTACACCCTAGGAAGATTTATCGGAACATATATTTTCTGCAGCCCGATTAACTCACCGACCGAAGATGATTAGTTGGGCGTTGTAACTGGCTCTTGAGACCAGTTCCGTTTGGCGAAGCGTCAGGTTAATACCGAGTGAGGTGACTGCTGTTTTGTTGTTGTCCACATTTGGTCATTTATGTTGTTAAATGACCTCCGGACTTTACGTCCTTGCACCCGCTTCTGCGTGGTGCTTCTGGCGGCTTATGCCGCCTTTCGGGGCTCCGGCCCCATTCGGGGCAGTAGCCCCATATCTGAGAATTCGTGATTAGAAGTGCCCTCCGGACACTACCCTTAATCACTCCTGGTTAGAAGTGCCCTTCTGGACACTACCCTTAATCTAAATTTCAGTGCTTTCAGCGATTTTTTCGCTTATTGGGACCACGGTCCCATTCGGGGTTAACACCCCATATCTGACATTGTTTAATAAGAAGTGCCCTTCGGGACACTACCCTTGATTTCAATCTCAGTGCAATCCTATTGATAGTTAGCGCACTTTGGCTTTAGTGTGCACTATCTTGATTTAGGACATGGTTTATGAATACTTCCGTAAAAAATGTATAGTGGTTGTTTATATGACCTCAGTAACCCGGTCTTGCAAACTGGGCGAAATGGCTCTATCAATGAACACCCCCTTCTTGTACGTTCTTGAAGAACGTTCTTTCCGTTACCCTATCCAGTGGTTAAAATTATTGTAGACGTTATTGTGAACTTCGGAAGATCCCACCATGTTAAATACGCTTGGCTTTGCGTTGCACATGGATGGCTAATTACCCATCGCAAATGATAATTAATACAACAATTCAACCCACTACACCAAAACAAAAGATTGTAGTGTGTAAAAGAGTGGTAGTAGCTTATTGAGAGTAAGTTACCAATTGTAGACGGATGACTCCTGTTTTGCTCCATGGACAATTCACAAGAATTGACTAAAGCCCCCCAGATCCCTCTTTTAAAGACAGAGGCAAAAGAACTCGCTGGTGGCGCTATGCCACCACAAATGTACACGTCTGCTTCGGAGTGTAGTGCTCAGTCCCTTGCGAGTAGGGACGCGCGTGTAGAGAAGGGTGATTGTGAGTTTTTAGGAACTCGTGGTGCAATGTGGTCACGTTTGGGTGATCACTTGCAATCTGCAACTGATGATGTGGATGCTGATGCAGCATCCCGTGAGTTTAACAAGATGTTAAATATGGTTGCACCAGCCATCAATGGACTATTTGGAAAGCATGAAGGCTTTGGATTTTCTTTTGTTGAAATGATGGAGAATATCAGAATTCTCCGTCTTATGACACGCAATTGCGTGTCTATGGATGATTATTGGACAGTTTTACAGCTTTCTTTTAGACTTTTTACAAAAAAAGTCTTTTCACAAGAAATCGCTGATAAAATAGTGTCCATGTTTGTGAGTGACGTTCAATCCTCTGGAGTTGAGGAAACAATTTCTATGTTGCGTTCAATGTTTGATTACACTACTTGTGTAACTGAGTGTGAATTGAGTCAAAAATTGATTAAACTTTATTCATTCTTGTTAACTCAAGGATATTTAAAGAAAGTTGGTGTATATGTGTCTGATGAAGACTATTCCAAGATGGAACAACGAGCCTTGCTGGCCGCTTTTTCATCAAAGAAGAGTTTTTTATGTTGTGTTATTGATACATCGTTGTTTATGTGTCAGCGTTTGATAGAATATCGAAAGAGTGGTGATGCCACAGTTTTCCTGAAGTCTGGAAAAGCTTTCGATGATTGGTTGTCGTCAGCGGATCGTATTCTCAATTTGGGCCCCTTTGTGGGTAACTTGGAGGCTCATGGTACATCGTACTTCTCCTTCCTCGCTGATCTGCGTGATTTGATTGAGAAAGGGGAGGCAATTGCCAAGTATACGCGAGCGCGATCCGGTGATGACTCAAAAGTTATCTGTGGAAAACTTGCAAAGTTGCATTTATTGCAGAATACGGAAATCACGCGACGTTCTGCTCAGAGTGAGCGAATGGCGCCAATGGCCGTTTTGATTTCGGGTGGATCTAGTATTGCTAAGTCTTCGTTCGCGAAGATTATGTTCAATTACTATGGAGCTCTTTTCAATCTAGAACATACAGATGATTATCGGTACGTTCGCAGCTCTGTCTCGGAATATTGGACAAATTTTGACTCGAGC